ATTATTGAATGCAAAGTATATGATATTTATGGTTTTTCTGGTTTCTTCGATAGTGGATGGGTGTTTTCCGATTAAGAGCCTGTCGGACATCGGAGCAACAAAGCAAAGTGGTTTTTTTTTTGGTTTTTTTGCTTTTTTTTGAGTGGGCGTATTTACGCGCGCTGAGCACGCACCGCCTGCAGAGCCTTGAACTTGGCCTCGTACTGTGCCTTGACTTCGGTTGGCACATTCTTCCAGGTGCCAGCGGGCGCAGTGAGCTTGCCTTTGTTCTCCGGGAGCTTCATCCAGTCATTGAGCCAGAGACGGTAGGCACTGTTCGCCTTGCTGTCTTTTTCCTGGGGCTGCGCCAGGACCGGGACTTGCACTGGGACTTGCGCCGGGACTTGCCCCTGAGCCATCATGAGCATGGCCTGGAACATCTGTGGAGTCATGGCCGGCATGGCGGCGGCGACCGGTGCAGCTGCAGGCACAGCGAATGGATTGAAGACAGCCGGTGTAACTTTCTGCGCCGCGCGGTACGACGAGTACTGAGTCGCGACGGTCTTCCACGGCTTCTGCTCCTCCGCATTGAGGCTTTTCCAGACGCCTTCCTCAGGGAAGTGTCCGAAAACCTTGCGATAGACCATGCAGTAGATGTGGTGACCGTTGAGCTTCTCACCCTTGCCTTTGTGATTCTTGATCACCCAGTCGAGCGTCGGCACCTTCACTTCGCTCAACTTCGGAAGCTTGACAGCAGCAGCTTGCGCAGCCTGCTGCTGGATCTGAAGCTGCAGCATGCCGATCTGCTCTTCCTGGGCCATCGTCTGGTCCAAGAGCTCTTGATAGCACTTGCCGAAGCTCACGATTGCCGCCTTCTTTGCCTCAAGGACGATCTGCTGAACCGCGGCCTGCTCGGACTCGTCGCGATTCGAGTAGCGATCCGTGAGGATCGCACCCAGCTTCTCAATCGCGCCCTCGAATGTCGTCGGCTCCTCCTCCGCGATGCCTTCGCTCGCCTCATCATCGCCATCATCATCGTCGTCCTGACGCGCCTTCGAAGGGATCGCTCCCGCCTGCGTTTGCGGTGCCGTAAACGTGGGCTGCGGGGTGGCGTCGAAGTCGAAGAGATCAATGAGTTGGGTAGTAGTAGTATTAGTAGTGGTAGCCATTTTCTTTGTTTTGGTGAGATCCGATAGAGGGGCTGGCCCAAACTGCATCAATTTTAATACATAATATAGCGTATGTCTATATTACGCATAATATATGGACCAGATACCAAAGTTTGGTTTTGGGTGGAAAAAAGAAGGTGTAAGGTGGTGAATGTTTCTTCATCGTCGACCAACACCGCTGAGGCGCGCGACTTGTTCGAGGGAGACCGCCGTCAGATGCGCATAGGGGATGCGCCAGTACTTCTCGGGGTTCGTCTCGCCGAGAGGAAGGACCGACATGGTCTTGTCGTTGCGACGAATGACCGAACCGACGATGATCTGACCAGAGTCGCCTTTCCACGACACATAGGTCGCCGTGGCAAGAGCGGCTTTCACCCGATCATTTGCTGACGGTTGATTGGGGGCTCTGGGCTCGACGTCGTAGATCAGTCCGTATCCGACAGACGCCGAGTGTCCAGCCGGAGCATCGAAGGGCTCGACGCTGACGGTGTTCTTGTTGCGACGTGTGATGCGACCACTGCGCACGGTACCATGGCTGTTCCAGCTCATGTACCTGAAACCTTTCACCAGGTCTCGGATGCGAGGGTTCTTCAGCTTGCCGCTCAGACCCATGTTCGATGTTGCGGACGAAGCACGAGTCTCATGCTCCTCATCGAGGATCTCCTGCATTTCCATTATCGCATCCATCTCCTCATCGCACGCCGCTTCAAGATCATCATACTCATCTTCCTCAGGAAAGGCAGGAAGACTTGGACGGGTGATCGAACGTGGCTGGGGAGCCAAGCTCAGCACCGGCTGTGATGCCGGTGCCGCCGAGGGAACCGTTCGACGCACGACAGGCAGACTGGTCTTCGGCTTCGAACTCGGCGTAGTCGAACCTATCGTCATGGATGACGGGAGCATTGGCATGGCGATAGGTGCTGACTTGCGCGGAGCAAGAATCGGAAGGCGAGGCTTGGCAGCGGTCGTGGTCGAAGTGGTCGGGGCAGTAGTATTGTTAGTAGTAGTAGTGTTCATTTTGTTTTGATGAGATCCGATAGAGGGGCTGTCCCAAACTGCATCAATTTTAATACATAATATATCTTACAAGCATGTATATTATGTTTCAGAATGCTCCTTACGGTAATGTATTAACGCAATACATGTATATTATGTTATCGTGAGGTGGTACAAGCCCGTCAATGTATTTCTCTAAGTCATCTCATCGTGACAAAGTTGGAAAGCCTTTTGAATGTATCTCTCAAGGCGAAAAGAAAAAGAACCAGCAGGCTGAAAACGTACAAATAGACCAAAGTAATATTTTGATTGTTTTGCAACAGATACGTTCTAGTTAATATGTTTTAAGTGTTATGTCGGACATATCCCTGAAAAGGGATTGTACAGATAGGGCAAGTTAAGACTGGGTAATACACAAATGTTCCCAATGATATCTTATGATCACAATTTTTATTATAAACATACAATCGATGATGATTTTGATCTAATGTACATTTGTCCGTACAATCACATTTTCCCTCTTCTAAGTGCTGCTTTATAACTCCAGCAGCTAGTTCATAACACCGTTTGTGTTCTTGCCTTTTAAGTTCCCATTTTTGTTCAAGATCTTGTTCTGGATCTTGTTCTAGTCCAAGTTGTTCTAGCTGTTTTACTTGTGCCTGTCTTGCTATGTCTGCATAGGTAGGCTTAGTTATTCTTATCTTACTATCCTTATCTTGAGTAAGGGAGCACTCACTCGAACTTGAAACTACTTCGTCGCCACGCGTTAAATGGTTTTCAGAAGGTTTGTCAACAGAAGAAGTAGAGCTCTTTACAGCTTTTTGTCTCGGGCATGGGATCATTACTTTTTTGTTCAGTTTACTAGATAAAACTAAATCTGGCAATTCCAATGCAGGTACGAAATCCTCATCTGTCATAATACTCTGTAGATCAGTGATGTCATTGGTATAAAATAGACCACGAACACTGTAAAACTTATTTGCAAGATATTGCAATACATTGTTACCTAGATATTTATCTAAATATTTGTTAACATCATCTGAAATACCTATTCCGGGTAACAATACTTCTTTTTCGTCTGTTTTAGGAAATATAAGAAAACCTTCGTTATCGAACATCATGCCATTCATTATACATCGTTCATAGTTAGTAATGATATACTTCTTAGCTCTTTCTATGCTTTGATTATCATTTGCTTCTAGAGCTTCAGAAAGTAATCGTCCGTAATTAGTTAAGGAATACATTTCATGTCTTCTGTTCTGTGATTTCCTCAAGATTTCTGAACGTTGAATTAGACTCATCATTGCCTGAGTTTCTTTACATTCCTCTTGTTTGTATTCTCTTTCTATCCACTTTCGATCAGACGAAACAAGTGATTTAGGATCACCCCAGAGTGTACTTGTATAATCACTATTAATACTCAGTACTTGACAATTAAATCTTCTTAATGCATATTTGCTAACGGCCTTCTTTAAACTTGTGGGAGTATCACAATTTAGAATATTACTAAAATAATGTACCCTCTTGTGGTCTAAGATGTTGGGCCAACGTTCATGCATGTAGACGAATTTTGAATCTTGTATTTGAAAACCCATACAAGTAATGTCACTATGGTATGTAATAAAAACCTCTGACCATGATTGGATCTTCAGGGTTATTAGTTGGACTTGATAGATAACATCTTCAATCATGCGAAGCTTCCCAGCTTTTAATCTTTTTTGATACCCATTTAATTCCTTTTGTTCTCTCTCCTTCTTTTCTCTATTTTCTTTTTGACTTTCTTCCAACCCCACATAATTAGAAGGATATCGAATACATTCATCACGATCGTCAATACCATCGTCAATACCTTCACGATCGTCAATACCTTCACGATCGTCAATACTTTTAGAATTTGGAGGTTTTTCAGGAGTGGGACCACATACTAGCCACGTAATCGTTATAGGATTCTTAATAATAATAATGTTCTTTCCCTTGAACGTCTGACGAACTATTTGGTCCAGTTGTACTACTTTGTCATAGGTAACATCTTTGATATATAAATCTAAGTCATTAGGTTTGAAAGTAGACCGCCGATATACGGCTGCCAGAGCAGTCGATCCAGCTATTAGGACATCCAACCCTGGTGTTTTTCTGATATTCTTGCATATCTTTGTTACGATGGGATCAGAGAGCAAGATTGGCAGAGCTGCCTCATTTGGTCTAATCATCTTATGAACAGGAATATGCTTATAATATTCTCGTGCTTTCTTCTCATAGTCTTTCTCATCTGTGTTGTTGTTCTCATCATCATCATTTGGTTCGGCTTTACAAGTATCCATATCTTGGGTACTATCCGGGGTGCTATCCTTAGACCCTTCTATGAAAAGTTCATTGATTGGTTTTACTAAGGAATCTCTAAAAGCTATGTCTCCATTAGTAATTTGATAGTATATCTTCATGCGACGACGCAGTTCCGCCTCGGCACTATTCATTATTAGTTTTAAACAAGGTTTAGTTAATTAAATGGTAATTGACTAAAAATATAACAATTTTTCAACATATCCACTGTCAGCGTTGGGTGTAGGATAAAATTTCCTCTTCGACTCCTTTATCCTGAAACGGTAAAAGTGAATAACTTAACAATCAGTTATGTAAATAACTGATTTTTTCGCATATCACATATCACATATCACATGTCGCATTATCGAAAATGGGACAGGCCACTGTGTAATTTCGACACCAGGTAAGTTGGCAAGGCTCTGCATTTTTAGCTAATTCTGACATAACCTTATAAAAATTGATGAATTTTTATAATTTAATCATTTAATCGTAAAAACAAAAAACCCTATGTCAAACCCAAAACTAAGTATTCCGAGTGTAAGACCTGTTTTGCGGAAACCTGTGATTTTACCCTCGATATCTAAAGTTGCTCCTGCGAGTTCAACTGTTAAGACATCTGGTACAAATTCATCAACCACTACTACGACTAGCACTTCAACTTCGGCTTCTGCTTCTACTACCTTGACATCTTCACAGCCAACGAAAACGAGTACCACGAGGTTACCGATTATTACTCGCCCTGGAACTACTACTGCTAAAACAAGCATTACACCAAAAGTTACAGCTAAAGTTATAGCAAAGGCAGTTCCAAGTGCTCGTTCGATGAGCGAAATTTTGCCGGAGTTCATTATGGCTAATGACAAATTAAAATATGCGGCTGCTCTGCCAGTTCCAGAACTGAGTAATCTTATAATTACTCTATCTGATGCATATTATAACAGTGATCCCATCGTCGAAGACCAACTATTCGATGACATTCAAGAAGTTCTTAAACTCGTGGATCCTAACAATAAAGCTTTAAAGATGATAGGATCCGTTATACCATCAGCAACAGCAACAACAGAAAAGGAAACAGAAACAGCGAGTACTGGCAGTACTAGTACAGATACAGAAGGATTTGAGAGTTTCAAAGTTGAGTCATATCCTGAGATAATAAAACGAGGTAAGAGTTTCACGAATCCGAATTACCGTATCAAATATCAGTTACCATTTTTGATGCCTTCAATGGATAAGGTAAAACCGAATGATGTTAGCGAATATGCATCCTGGGTAGGACGAACAAATGCAGTCACGAATAATTTCTATAATATATCTGATAAGCTAGATGGTATGTCTGTAGCCTTAACATATCGATTATTACCTGACCATACAGTGAAAATGCAATTATTCTCTCGTGGTGATGGCATTATTGGTGAAGATTTATCGGCCATTCTTCCTTATTTGGATCTTCCAGATATTCCAGAAGATATTATTGCTGCCAATGGTAATCAACTCTTTCTTCGTGGAGAAATTTTAATTAGCAAGGACACCTTTCTAAAAGAATTAGGCCAAGGAAAAGGTCAAATGGCTATGAGAAACATTGCAAGAGGTATCATGGCTAGAAAAACATTACAAACAGCTTTCCTCAAACTCCTCGATCTGGTGGTTTATGAGTTAGTCAGTCCATGGAATTCCCACAGCTTAACGGATGCCTTAGATTTTCTATCAAACCTTGGTTTTAATGTGGTTCCTAACCAATTAATCGATCATGTTCCCACATTGGAAGAATTACGTCAGTTGTTAACCAAGAGGAAACAGGAATCGAAATATGAACTTGACGGTCTGATCCTAAGTCAAGATAAGGTACCAGTACGTGACATCAAACCAGGAGACAAATATCCTAGCTATGCAATTGCTTTCAAATTCGGTTCAGACTCTGATGACATTGAATCTGCTATCACTAAAGTCTTATTCGTTACTTGGAACAAATCAAAGGATGGAAAACTAAATCCTGTAGCTACAATTAAACCTGTGGGACTTGGTGGTACTAGAGTAGAACATGTGACTGTCCATAATGCTCGACACGTAATCGACATGGGTATCGGTCCTGGAGCTATTATTCGTATTGTTCGTGGTGGCGACGTAATCCCACATATCGCTGCAAGTCTAAGACCAGTAGAACCTCAAATGCCCGATCTTCCTTATGAATGGAATGAGACGAATAAAGCAATCTCTCTTATTGGTGCAGATGAAGATGAACAGGTCTTACAGAGTAGGGTAGAATATTTCTTCAAGAAACTCGATGTACCGGGGTGGGGTCCATCGACAATTGAGAATATATTCAACCATATTAGTTCTCAGGGTATCGCATATGCTCAGAGCGGAATACATGAAATTTTAGATATGAATGTTCAGGACTTCCAAGCTATTCCAAGTTATCGAGGGAAGATGGCTACGAAACTATATGATAGTATGAGACAAAAGCTAGCTAATAGTAATATTACTACCTTCATGGCGGCTAGCAATATCTTCGGTCCTGGTTGGGGTGAAAGACGTTTTCAAACGATTTTAGATGCTATTCCAGACCTCTTAGAACAACAATTTAGAACGGAAGAAGACCGAGATAGATTGTTGAAGAAAATTATGAGTGTACAAGGTTTTCAGAAAAAGACAGGTGAACCATTAATGGAAGGATTGGCACCTTTTATCGCTTTTTTATATGGAATTTATCGATTGGGATGGGTCGGAATCTATCGATTAAATCCTCTACCAGAACCCTATATTCTACCTTCCGAAGATGGTGGATATCGTAATGATTCTAAGCTAGACGAAATTTGGGACGATTTACAAGCTATCGGTTATTCAAAGAAAGACTACACAGATGAAGATTATGAAAAAGCTTCTCTACTTCAGAAAGCTATGTTTGATAAGATCAATGACGCCCTAGCAGAACACGACGCCGAAATTGCTCAAGAAGAAGCCCAAAAAGAAGAAGAATTAAGATTGGAAGCAGAAGCAGAAGCTGCTCGTGCTGCGGCCCTAGCGACAGCGGCAGCAACGGCGGCAGCAACGGCGGCAGTAACAAGGGCCAAAGTATCAAGTGGAACTTCTAAACTCCCAGTTCAAGTAGTTGGAAAATTACCATTAATGGTTCCTACTGGTAGACCCGTTTCAGCAAACGTACCTGTTAAGGCTCCAGTCGTGAAAACAGTAGCACCAGTAAAACCATCATTGATGGGTAAGACGATAGTATTCACTGGTGTGCATAAAGGCTTAGAAGATCAGGTGACCTTGATGGGAGGAAAAGTAGCTGGATCTGTTAGTGGAAATACAGATCTTCTTGTCATCAAAGATGCTAGTTTCACAAGTTCTAAGGTTGTTAAAGCAAAAGATATTGGAACACCGATCATAACTGCTGATGACTTTAAGAAAAGGTATCTGTAATTAAATAGGGTCCGAAAATTAGTTGAGGATTTTGTCAGAACAATTAGTCACAAAAATACTTTGAAGTTGACAAATACTATGTTGAACTATCGGTTTTATGACTTATCTCACCACTATGTCGGAACAAGAATCTAAGTCTTCAAATGTTAGATTTATTATTATTATTACGATCTTATCCTTAATCATTATCCTCATCCGAACTATCTTCCAAATCTGATTCTACAACACCTGTCTCAACTTTCTCATATTCGTTGATGCTATCTTGGATTAGATTTACACCCTTTGGTCTATGTCTATGTCTATCTCTTTCTATTTCTCTTTCGCTTTCTATTCCATTCTCCTTTTTAACTTTCTTTACTTTAGACTCCTTAGATACTTGAGACTTTAAGACTTTGGTTTCTTCTCTTAGAGCATCGAGTTCTTTTTTCAGATCTGTTATTTCAGCTTTAACTGTCTTCACCTGCTCACTTGATACGATCCTTGGAACCTCATGATCTGAAGTGTCACGGAAAGTCGTTCTGACTATATTACTGGGATCAAACACTTTATACTGAGCTTTAGTAGATGCATCTAAAAGTGTTTCTCTTCTTAACTGTAGTTGATCTTGGAACTGTGGTTTTGTTGGAACATCGGTCTGCATATTTGCCATGATATCATCAAATTCGCTAATAAGGTTCTTGTTGTATTGCTGTATAACACTATCGACATGACCACTAGAAATTGCTATTTTGCGAAGTAAATCACCAACATGCTGTATTCGGTTCATATAGTCTATTTCCTGGACTTCTATTGGATCGAAAAGTTTTGAATATGCTCGTCGATTCTTAAATAGCTCGTTGTAGTCACTTTCTAGTAATTTCACAGCCGCGGTTAAATGTTGATTATCGTTATTGATATTACGAATTTTGGGAAATATACCGAAAAGATGGCCTGGTTGTAAAGGGGAAGCCATACCTAGTTTACCAATATTTGGATGAGTGATACCTATTAAGCACTCTAAATCTCCACCTAATATACCTGCTTTCAGTTCATTTCTATTTACCGTCACTAATCCGTAGTCATTATTCTCTAAGTAATTTCGAACCCGTTCATAGCTCATATATTCCTCAGGTAGATTGATATCTTGATCCATCAATTCCCAATATAACGCTAATGCTAAGTCGTGACTACGTTTGGAACCAATCGAAGGTAGCAACTCCTTAACTTTCTGTGTAGCTATACCCATGTTTAAGAATTGGGTCTTATCTTTCTTCTTCATTATGTTACGAATTTGGTTGAGATCTTGTTTCAGATCTGGTCCAAATAGGCGTATGGTTGACGCACCAAAAACACCAGATCTAGCCGAAAAATAATTGGATGGCACTGGTGTTGCCCTATTATCTTCGAATCTTAATAGTGATGCTCCTCCAGGAATCTCTCTTGGTAAAATAGCTATAGAACTTGCTGTATTAGATAAGAATGGATTATGATTCATAAATCAATTACTATATAATATTTTAATATTAGTGTTTTTTGGTTCAATTTCTCCACATTTGTGTTCAGCCCTAACGAAAAAGATCGTTAAGTTATATAAGAATGGAATCATATGATCTTATAATACTTGTTATAGCTAGTCCTGGATTGTTGTATGATTATTTTAGGCAAGTATGGAGTCAATATGATAAAACCAATTCCCATATCAAAGTTTTCTATGTATATGGTTCCTTCTTAAATACCTTAGATAGTGATCAGGTTGACATTACTAGCACTGAAAATATAAAAGTTCAAGAGTCTTCGTTAATCTCTAATGTGAAAGAATCTCTGAAACCAGGTGTCTTAATTAAGACATTAGATGCATTAGAGTACATTGATAAACATTATGATTACAAGTTACTCTTAAGAACTAACTTATCGAGTTTTTTTATCTTCGATAGAACTTACAAATATATTAAAGGATTACCTGACAGAATGCTATATGAAGGGGTACTCTTACGTAGAAAAACTGGTCCATATGCAAGTGGTGCAGGTTTCTTCTTAAGTAGAGATCTCGTGAAATTATTAATAGAGAATCGAATAGAAGTTGAACAGAATGCTGATACGATAAGCGATGATAGGTTGATTGGTGCGTTCTTAAAAACTAAGAATATTAAAGTAAGAACTAGCAGACATCGATATGATATTTGTGATCATAGAGATGATAATATCATTGATACGATATTGGATAGAATTCGAATCAAAGAACACTTTTATCATATTAGATTCAAATGTAAATATGAAGAGGATCGTAACAGAGTTGACAGATATGGTATGTCTAAGGCTCTTAAGTTATTTTACAGTATGAACGTAGACTGATTATTAGTTAGTTATAATCATAATGTGTGCTCAAATAAGTGTCTTAGACTATCTGTTTGGCTTTAGTGATCAAAGTATTTTTTGATGATCACTAAAAAATGGACCGCTGAGCACCGGTGGTGTGGTGGCGGTGTAGCTCCCTGAAAGCGTCAGAGCTCAATATCATTCATCTGATCTAAGATTGTCTGCAATCCTTCCATTCGACTTCTTGCCTCATACCTGCCACGTCTACATAGATTATAATAGTCATATTCACGATCCTCTTCTTCCAGAGATTCTTTAAGATACTTTTTAGCATCCCTAATGTCCCCATAAACCATAAAGTTACGGAGACGGTATTTATCATCCTCATTATCATTAATATTAGTAGATTTCTGTTGTCTAAAGAGTTTAAGCATCCATGCACCAATGGCTTTGTTTGCAATATCTTTTGGATCCTTAACTCTAAGGACACAAGTTCCATGAGGAACTAGATCTCCACCATATAAGAGAGTAACATTTGACTTTACAATTCCAACAAGATCGATAGGATCAGTATTAATACCAAACCCTTTGTTGGTATGTTGAACAACCAAGATCCAACTTTCATTGGGTTCATCTCGAAATGCAATAGGTACAGTCACCTGA